ACCATCCACCAAACACGGTAAACCCTTGAAGTCAGTAGGATCAGAGACAACCGGGTGCATGATTATCACGTTGTAGCCCAAGAATTTAGCCGCTGCCAGAACTAGCTCAGTCTTCCCTACACCGGGGGAGCCAACCAGTAAAAGCTGCAAACGGCTCTCAAAGGCTGTTATCAGTGCCTTCAGCATCTTCGCTGGGGTCAACGAGGGAATGCTCTTAGCTGTTTTTGCTCTCCTTCTTGTACTCATAATCTTCTCTCCTATGATAGTGTTATCATTGAATTTCTAAGCGTCCAACCAGGCCCACAAGCCTGGTCCTTTCTTTAACTGTAGTAATTGTAGTCTTTGTCGTGTCTTTCCACGTTGTTACGGGCTTCATCGACCTGGCAGTGATTGTACTCAGTGCCTTTGTCAAGCTCAGGGATAAATTCGCTTGATACCCAGCCCTCACTGCATTCCAGCCAACCCAGTGAATCGTGGTGATAATTACACAGGTTGTACTTTGCCATGGTAAATCCTCCTAGATGGTTGATGTTAGCCTCTGTAATGGTCCTCAAGGTCACTGATCATGTCGTAAATGGTAACATCGGGGAAGCTCAGGGCTGGACCGCCAAAAAGCTTTGTCCACTCGCCCTGGACCTGTATCCACTGACTATGGGCCAGCGTCAATCCACGACTCTGATCAATTCTAATCCTTCTAAGTAATGCTTTCATGATAAATCCTCCTAGACTGTTATGTATCAACGGTTTATGGACCTAGTTGGATGCTTAGGATGGAGAGAAAAGGAATTGACAGCAGTTTACACCAAAGGTCTTGCTGGTGGCACTGTATCCACCGGGGTCCACTGTGAGCGGGTCTAGCGTTGCTAGTCCTGCATAAGCCTTGCGGCCCAGCCTTCCCTGCCTTTGCATTTGTTTCTGCCTGATTGTCTTCACGTTGGCTTAGGCCCGTTTACCCGTTGCCTGGTCCCTGGTATGGAAGTGAAGAAGATTAACGGTTGCCCGTTGGCCTCAATCCCTGCCAGGGGGACTTTGCGACTCTCCGGTATTGCAAGAGCCGGGTATGGTCTGCCCTGCCTTCGTTGCTGCCAGCGCCTTGTCTGCTGCCTCACGGCTGTAGCTGGGGACGGTGCTGGGTTGAGGTTCAAATCAAATGCTCAATCGTAGTATCTCAAATACAAGCACAAAGGTCAAGCGCTAAAGTAGGCACTGGAGTAAAATAAATGTAAAACAGTGCTACCAGTGCATCTACAGCGCATTGGCTAGGAGAATTTGATCCTCCCTTTATAAGAAGGTAGTGGAGGGGTCCAGTCAGAACCAGTAGCACCCAGTCAGGCAAGGACACGGTAGGCTCAGGCCCACTGATACCAGTGAGGACGTGGCTGGGGATACCTGGGAAACGTGCTATAATAGTGGATAATGAGGGATGAACAGGATAGAGGGCTAGTCAGTGGCACATACCACTCGCTGGCCCTTGCTGGTTGAGAGTGGCACACTCTCCTACACCCAGTGGTACCAAGGCTTCCCATTGCCCTGACCCACCCGACCATGCCCTCACACACGCATCACACGCACGTATTATTTAAATGATACGCACACACAGGGGAGAGCATGGGGTACACACACGCACACACACAAGACAGGCCCCCCCCTCCATCCCCCACTTGACCCCCACTCACCACCCATATATATATAGAATATAGTCAACAGTAAGCGAACCTGAAATTTTTTTTTGTAATTTTAAGGAGAACCTATGTGGCCTAACCCTATACCATACCACCATCCCTTCCCTGATCCACCCATTGGGTGAGGGTAGTATAATTGGAATTACGCTACGGTTGTGGCCCGTAGGACGTGGGTTCGATTCCCACCCCGCACTCCATTAGCTCTATAGCTCAATGGTAGAGCAGGCGGCTGATAACCGTCAGATATTGGTTCGATTCCATTTAGAGCTACCATGCCGCTATAGCTCAACAGGCAGAGCGGGGGCCTTGTAAGCCCTTGGCAGGGGTTCGATTCCTCTTGGCGGCTCCAACAAGCAGAGAGATGATGTCATCTGAAGTCAAGAAACTCACAGACAGGTGGCAGCTAATTTGTTCTTATGACCCTGTGACAAAAGAAATTAAACCTATACTCTACGGTGATAACCACTGGCGCTCAAAGAGATTCTCCTATGATTCCGACAACATGCAATACAAAGGGTTCCATGAGGCGATAAGGGCTGACACCTCTTCTCCGGAGTGGAGAATATGGAAGTACACTTGGGATGCCACTCCTAATCCCACCCTAATTGAGGGTCCAGTAATTGGGTCTTGGGATGACAGGGCCTCACTGGACTGGGAGTAGATCATGGCTTGGCGTTACAACCCCTTTATAGACGAGATGGCGTACTACGAGGAAGACAGTATCCTGTCACCTCAGGGCTTTAAGATCGTGGCTATGTACGTTGATCCGGTAACCAGAAAGCTCGTAGTAGAGTACGAGGACGAGACATAGGAGGAAATCATGGCTATTGCAACGATGTTGTTAGACCCCGATGCACAGGCGTACACTGGTGACGAGATGATTGCTGCGATTAATGGTGGCGCAGATGACTTCACCAGGGAGGACTTGCTTAATCAGGATTTGATGCGTGTTATCAAGACCTCACCAGCAAGCGGTAAGTATAATGTCAAAAACATTCAACGTGACTCTACTGGAAAACTTGAGGTAGAGTATGATGACGTGCCAGAAGCCTAAGGAGAATTATCATGCCAACACCAGCCAACCGAAAGAGGTTACAGGAGCTTTATGCAAGGCTTGGGTCACTTAAAGCTACAGCCGCTGCGTCCGATGCAGGCCGTAGGGATGTGATGAACAAAGAGGCTGCTCTTGTCGCTAAAGAGATTCAGACCATCAAGGATTCATACAAAGACTAGACATATTAACTATTAAACCCTTATCAGGAGATGATTATGAGATTAGTAGCAACTACTACGAACGAAGGTGTGATACTATCCTTTACCGGGGACGGTGGTCCCAAGTCAGTGAGCCTCCCCAACAACAAGGCTAGTAACATGACAGTCCCCGAAGCCATTCAGTTTCTCTTAGAGAAGTTGATGCCTAAGCCGGGTGTTGTAGAGGTAGAGATCGTTGACACAGGCAGAAGCACTCAGGCCATGGAGTTTGAGCTTGTGGGTGACGAAGACGATGAAGACCTCAGCATGTACGATGAAGTCATTGAGAGTCCCTACATGTACCTCAAGGATATGGGAGTCATCTAAGTAATAAACACTTAACAGGAGGTACACTCCGTGATGAAAACCAGAGACAGTGGCAAGTATCCAGAGTTCCCTGGAAAATTGGTAGAGTTCCCTGGTAAACCCGGTAAGGGTGGAGGTATAGCAGGATGATATGCTGTGGTGTAGACTGTGGACCGTGTAGCGGTACGAAGTGCAGGACCATACAGGTTGAAGTGTGGATGGAGGGCAAATGCCCTGCTGAGTGTAACCCTCAACTATCTATTGACAAAGGATTGTGCGATGGCTGCAAAACCTATCTGCCTAACAGAGTATCGAAAAAGGAAGCAAGAAGAGCGAAGGTTGAAGAGCGTAAACGAGCGAGATATTCCTAGACTTGATCCATTTGGATTTTTTGACCCGCTCTCGCTGTACCCGTTTGAGCATTCAATGATTGTTGACGTAACCGAACCGACTGACAGCGACGGAGAGTAACGTGAAACCATGTGGACCCCGTGACCCAATAGAGGATATAGGAGACTAGCATGAATTGTTCGTACTGTGGAAGTCCTAAGCCGTGTCAATGTCCCGGTCAACCTAAGATCAGATAACGGAGAGTAACATGAGACTAACACTTAAAGGTAAGGGAGACAAGTGGGGATCAGGAGTTGTGTGGGGTGTAAAGGGAAGCTTTGAAAAGGGCTTACATCACCCTCAATCTGGTAATCAGCCTATCTGTAAGATTTGGAGTAAATAGATAGGCATGTGGCCGAAGGGTAAGGCGCTCCACTGTTAATGGAGATTATGTGGGTTCGAGTCCTACCGTGCCTGCCAAGAAAATGTCACAAGTTTTGTCACAAGTTAACCCAATGAAAGCGAGGTTTTAGATGCGTTGGCTAATAATTTTTGTCCTTAGTTTTGTCCTGATGTTTGCTGGTGGAGGTATTACCAAGGCTGAGGATAATGTACCCAATAGTATTATGGACGGCTTCATGAATGAACTGCAAGCTGAGGTAGTGAATGAGTATGTCAAGGGCGATGCTAGGAACCTGTCAGGGTGCGACATAACCTTTGCAATTATGTCTCTTACCGATGGAACTGCAGAAGCTGCATTTGAGGCCGACCTCGCTCCCGGTGAGTCCGTAAAATTTAAGCTAAAGCCCGGTGACTACGCCATACTGGTTATCTACACCAAGGACGGTGTCTTTGATGGTGTAGTGGAAAACGCTTTCAGGATACTGGATAGTCCCGAACCATTTGGCTTTAATTTTCACTACGGTGTCCCACCTGTTGATGCGTAAAAAAGCCTTGACTTGTTGTGAGATGCGGTTATAATAGGATTAACATGAAGAACTGGACGAGAGAGAAAACTTACGGTATCGTCAGGATGGAGATAAGGGGTGACTCAATGAGTGTCCCCATACGCCTTCCAGATGGTGGCTACTCAATGAGGAAACTCCGCTATGAAGTCATAGACTGGGGTGGGAAGAAATACAGATGTGCGTATGACCACTTTGCCAAGGTCATCTACATTGACACTCATGCAATGGAGGAAGCCGTTGAAAGTAGTAGCTGACGTAGGATCGACGAGGGTGGTAGGTGTCGTTATTAAAGAGAATGCGCTTACCACGGTAATAAAGATCGAACCTGAGTCCCTTATTAAAGTTCTCCGTGGTTGGTTTATGGAGAACGGTGTCTCAGTCACCGAGTTCTGGCGTGACATGAAGGCCATGGGGATCAAACGCAACGGGACAACCAAACGACACAACCTGAAACACAGGGTGGTCTATGCGGGTGAGTAAGGCACTGATACTGCTGGCAACTTCAGCCTTGTTACTCCTGTCTACCCCAGCAATGGGGATCGGACCAGGCTACGAATACATGATTGACTCGCCCTCTGTCACACTTCAGTGGGATGCGGTTCCAGTCGCTGCAGCGTACAGAATCAGAGCGGTCATGTTCGACAAGGTTCCTGAAACCACCTATGCTACAGGGATAACAACAGAAAACTCAATACCCATACTGCGGCCCCGGTCAGGACACTTTCGATTCGAGGTTCAAGCATGCAGGCTGACAGACTGCAGTGTTGTTGACCCGGCTGTACCTGAGGATGACTTATCTGATTGGGCTAGGTCTGATGATGTCCTCTACGGAGTGACAGACCTGGACGGTGACAGTACCTACGAGCCTATGGCTTGGTGGGTATACTGGAAGACACCACCTCCGATATTCAACTAAAAAGGAGATAGCTGATGGCGAGATTTAAGACTAAGAGAATCGACTTTGACCAGGCCACCGTACCCTCTGACGTGGTTTTTCATAGGGTGTACTACAAGGCTGGAACAACTCCGGATTACCTCAGTCCGTTCACTGCGTTTGGTATTAGCGTGGACCCCGTAGTCCCCAATGACCTACCTGGATTTCCTCTGGGGACCGAAGTGTACGTTGGCGTTACGGCCATTAATATGGATGGTCATGAGTCAGACATGGGTATGTATGCAGACCCTTTCGATTTCACGGCCCCACCTGTACCTATCTTCACGGTGGTGGATGGCTAAGGGACCTTATGCTTAGGATAGCGCAGCTATTCGGATTCTGTTGGTAGGAGGTTGAATGAGAGGATCAAAGGCTAAAAAACTCCGTGCCATAGCCTATCAAGGCACATCAAGGAAGTACAGTAACAACCGACTATACGACACGGTGGAATGTCCCGGTCAACACAGACACGGCATGAAGCTGACCATCATAGCCGATGACGAGAGATACCTTTATCAGGCCCTGAAGGGAAGGAGAGCAAGGACGGATGGAGCTTACCTGGGTTAAGTGCAGGCTGTGTGAGCGAGAACTTGATTGTTACACGTTTAAGGGATGGTTGGCTGTTCACCCGTGTAGATGCTGTAGGGTTAAATACAGACTCTTTAAATGGCTACGAAAGAAATACTGGTGGCCGAGAGGATTCAGATAATGCCAGTCTATGAATTTGAGTGCGATAACTGCGGGTTCATCTCTGAGAGGTTCTACCCAGCGATACCGAGAGTGGACCCTATGCAAATAATAAAGGTTTGTGACAACTGTAAGTTCGAGGCTTCTCACAAGAAGCTTATGTCACCCAATACATTTCACCTCAAGGGTGGGAAGTCACCTTGGGGAGAGGGCAAGTTTTCAAGTGTCTCTGACAAGAGTGATGACGTTGTTGAGATCAACGAACCGTAAGGAGAAGGAATGTCTAATGAAATAAACTACTTCACATGCGGCTATTGTATTTACGCTCAACTGAAGGAACCACCTGAAGCCATGAAGGAGAAGTATCCCTTCAAGAGAGGGTTCTGTATTTTTGAACCACCGAAAGTCTTCCCTATGCCCCAGGCCAAGCAGTCGAAGATACAGGCACTGGGTAATCAAACGGAACAGATGGACCTTGTTCCATTCATGATGCGTCCGGTGGTGGAAGAGAACGAGCCTATGTGTGGCCGAGGCGTGTTAAATACAGAAGCCATGAAGGGTCTGCATATCGAAGAGAAGCCTGGATGTGGCGGCTGCAAAGACGAAGGAGCTAAATGTGAGTGCTAATTGGTGGACAAGTTTTCCGACATCTCCCCCGCTTGACGTTGAGGCCGGGTTGAGATACAAGACTAGGGAACACAGGATGAAGGACCCGGTCTTCTTGGGAGCCTGTGCGCTGGCTGAAATTGAGGCCACTCCGAGACAGGCCCGTAAGTGGGCCAACGGTCAAGGGGTAGCACTGAGATTTAGGAACGAGGCAAAGAGTCTGCTATGAAAGAAATGAATAAATTCATATACGACGAGAAGGGCCGCTTGATCAGCGCCCCCGTTGACATAGTCGTCTGTTCTCCCGCTACCGATGGGATTACAGTAGACCCCAGCACTGCTAGGCACTACGCTATGTTCTGCACTGCCTGTGAGGTTACAGTCTTTGCAGAGAGCAAGGATCAGACGGAATTGAGGTGTAAGGGATGCGACAAGACAATCGGTGTGATAAAACACGGGGGGAGTTTCCAGTAATTTATGTCGAGGTATCCGTGGGGCAGGACAAGTTTGCTGGTGAGCCTCAGGGTGGTAAACCTTGTGACAAATGCTTATACTACAATAGGGACCTGGTAGCAGACGAACCCTGTGGATTATGCTACGAATCAGCCGACAACTTCAACTGGAAGGAAGCCGATGGAAATGCTCAACCTGGAGAAATGGAATGCTCAGACTATAGAGTCTGTGAGCCATGTACTGCAGAAGGCTGATATGCCCTGCATAGGCTTTAGCATGGTATTTATGGAGCCTGTAGATGGGGAACACTCTATATACAGGTACAAGACCATGCTGGCTTTTGACCCAAACAATCCCGTACCTGAAGAGGATCGCAAGAAGTTAGAGGATGCGTTCGAGCAGATGGCCGGGTACGTGGAGTTGATAATGAATGGAGGTAAGAAGCCCTCATGAGTGAGATCACTATTGCAGACGTTACGGCCTTTCGGAGAAGAGAGATGGCTTGCGTCCTATGTGGTGGCAAGGGCTTCGCTATCTTGGTACACGAAGATGAAACTCCGATATGGAAAAATCCAAGGCCCTGCCCGGTGTGTAAGGGAGTGGGTCAGCACAGCACGAAGTTCATCCCAACCCAAGAGCAAATACAGGACATGATGTTAAACTATAGTTCATATAAGTAAACTATTATTACTGAGGGTACCCCTTAGCCCCATTGCTTCAAGTCGTCGTGGCTTGTTGTAATGGGGTTTTTTATTGGAGCATAGAACATGGCGACAAAAAGCTCGAAGATGCAGGCACACACAGACAAGTATTCGTTGATCGGGGCGCTTGATCCTGATACGGACGAGATCAATCCGGTACGGGTAGGAGACACTACTGTGTTGGGTCTTGCTACGCAGCTTTTCGTTTGGAACACCAGTACCTTGGTATGGGACAAGATGACTCAGCCGTCCATAAGCGCTGATGTCATCAACGTGGAGAATACCCCTGACACTACAGACCTTTCTACCGACAACTCAACCGTGGCACAGCTTGCCATAAGTGGTCTGTACGAAGGCACTGGCGAGGACATGCTAGGCTATGCCCAGGTAGCAATAACGATACACTCCGATGTGAGTTCCACCGAGAATGGGATGCAGTTTCAGTGGTCAATGGACAATACAAACTGGGATGATTCATACAACTTTCACTTAGATCACACTAATTCTACAACAAGACGCTTTCAATTTCCTGTATGTGCTAGATACTTTCGTGTTAGGTACACCAACGGTGGAACGCAAACCGCAGACTTTAGAGTGCAGACCATATTACATCGTGGTAACATACTGACATCCATTCACTCAGTTGGTGCAGAAGTAATACATGATAGATCATGTCAGTTGATGAAGTCAGTCATCGTTGGTGAAACTACAGCAGGCGGTGGCGGTTATGTCAATGTTAAGGTTAACCCCTCAGGTGCATTAACTGTAGAAGAAGGTTCTGCAGCAGACATACTGGCGATGATTACCGACAACCTTGACGACTATCACTTCTCAGGATACTTTGTTGATGGTGATAATGTGTATGCTGGATACGAGAATAAAGATGGTGAGTATTATGTGGAATACTTTAATAACGCAACCGGGGTTGTTACCTACGCTGTGGGGTCTGGTGGGATAGTGGCACCAACATCTTACGACGGATTAAGCTACGGTTCATTTGCGAGTAAATTCTAATGACTACATGGCAAATTACAAATAAGGGGCTAAACATTAACTTGGTCCACAGCATAGATTTCTGGCAATTCAATACGTCGTTTATTGATGCACAGGTAGAAGGTAGACTCCAATGGAACTCAGAGGACGGTACGCTTGAGTACGGCCTGCCTGGGGGAAATGTTACCCTACAGATAGGTCAGGAACAGCTTGTCAAGTGTACTAACAAGACGGCTGGAAATATACCCAACGGTGCATGTGTCTATATCAGTGGGGCGCAGGGCAGTAGGCCAACGATAGCCCTGGCTGATTCAAGTGAGGGTACTGGCAAAGTACCCATAGGTGTGGCAACAGAGGACATCGACATCGACGCAGATGGTTATGTCAATGTTGGTGGTCTTGTGAGAGGTATAGATACCTCAGCCATTTCTGCTGGTGGGATTGCCTTCCTATCTGATACCGTCCCCGGTGCGTACAGGTCCACACCACCAGCCGCACCCAACTACACTACGATTGTGGGGTACTGTTTATTCTCTAATGATACGGATGGCATCTTGTTCGTAAGGGTACTCTCCGCACCGAGAATGCAGTCCATGAGTGATGTTGACCACACGGCTCCTTCAGCCGCTGGTCAGTTCTATCAATGGTCTGCTACCAACTCAAGATTTGAACTGGTGAATGAGAGTTTATATGTTTTGGTCGATGGTACAAGGCCAATGAGTGATAGTCTGACTCTTGGCTCTACACAATTAACCGAGGCTGATCTTATAAGCCTCTTGGCACTTCTATAGGGGGACTTATGAGTCTCAGATTTGCAATTATCAAGGCAGTAAGAACCACGGTGGGCAACGTCCTTGAGGACGTAGTGTACGAGCATAACGACAAGGAAGTCTTCGGCAACATTCGGGACAACTTCAAGATGATGATGCACGAAGACAAACATAAACCCCGGTTCGGTGAGAAGAAATGGACCGAGCTTGAGGTGCTTACAGCCTTGGAGAAGTCTTGGAAGAAAACCATTGGTGACTTCAAAAAGGTAACAATAAGTATCTTATAGGAGGACAACATGGCACTTTACGCAATCACTGACAAGGTAATAAGGGGTACACCTACTGCAGCGGCTTTAGCAGTGGAGATATACCTACAGACAATCGTCAACACAAAGACTCTGTACTTCTTTAATGTTGTTGGTGATCAGAACTTTGTTACCTATATAATCTTACACGAAGCATAGGAGATACCGATGGCAAATTACATTATAACAAAAAAGGTGATTCGTGGTACTGCGAAGGCAGTTGCGGCTGCAGCAGAAACGTACCTGGAAACTATTGACAGTACAACTCAGGCCGTGGTAAGTATCGACGTGGTTGGTGACAACAACACTATCACCATGATTATCCTTCACATAGATACTAGCTAGGAGGTACCAGTGAGACAGCCCAAGAAGCAAAAGAAGGACGGTAGGGCAGCGACGGACAGGATCGTACAGGACATCAGGGTAAAGCAAATACTAGGTGACGTACTGGAACTTGTCCTTAACGCCTCGTCACCAGCGCAGCTAAAGAAGGTCCTCAACTCAGCCTCATGGTCGATTAAGAAGGCCATACTCGTAGAGGCTCTTGAGTTGGGTCACATTGAACGAGCCAACAACCTTGCTACTCAGATACTGAACCTGACAGAAGTCAAGGAGAAGAAACTCTCTGGTGGCTTCGGTGTAGACATAAATCAGAACCTTCAGATACTGATGGCAGAGATAACGGATGTGCCATTTGAAGCACTCGCAGACAGAGCAAGACAACTTGCAGACATTAAACTCATTGGAACTGGGCCTGATCGAAGAAGAGATGAAGCGCCAGAATCCGGAGAAGTATTATTGGTGGAAGATGGAGCAGTATCGGGATAATCCGATTGCCTTCGTTAGGGAGATGGTAGGGGCAGAGCCTACAAAGCATCAGATAAAGGCCCTCAAGGGCCTAGCCAATGGTACGCATGTCTCAATAAAGTCAGGTCACGGTACCGGGAAGACTACCTTTCTAGCCTGGTCTATTCTGTGGTGGAACTACACCAGGAAGAATGCCCGTATACCGTGTACCGCACCCACTGAAGCACAGTTAAAGAATGTGCTGTGGGCAGAGCTTTCGCTGTGGCACAATGAGATGGATACGTTTTTTAAAGACAGATTCATGATCACCAGTGACAAGATGTACCACGTTGACTACGACAAGACATGGTTTGCAGTTGCTCGTACAGCAAGATCGGAGAAGCCAGAGGCACTACAGGGTTTTCACGGTGAGAACCTACTGTTTATAATTGACGAGGCTTCCGGTGTTGCCGAAGAAGTTTTCACAGTTGTTAGAGGTGCGTTGACCGAAGAAGACAATAGATGTGTCATGACCTCCAATCCAACTAGGACAACCGGGTTCTTCTATAACTCGCACACTCTGTGGGAAGGTGACCCGTGGGACTGCATGACCTTTAACGGTGAGGACTCTCCCCGTGTTAGTGATAGGTTCGTGAGGGAGATAGCAACTGAGTTCGGTGAGGACTCTGACATGTACCGGATCAGGGTACTAGGTGAGTTCCCCGTCGAGTCCGACTTCACGCTGATCCCCAAGGACTGGGTGATGGAAGCGTTTGACCGTGTGGTATCATCTGTAAGACGTTTAACAGATAAGAACTTTGACGCAGCCGGGGTGGACGTTGCCCGTTACGGTGAGAACAAAACAGTGTTCGTCTTGGTGAAGGGGGTTACTGTTGTTGGGATAAAGCAGTACCCCAAACAAAGCACCATGAAGACGGCTGCACAAGTGGTGGCCCTATGTCAGGCCGTAGCGCCCAATAACATCAAGATCGACGAGATTGGTGTTGGTGGTGGTGTGGTGGATCGTGCGGTAGAGCAGGGATACCACGTCACTGGTGTGGATGTTGGTAGGTCAGCCATACACAAAGACAAGTTTGCTAATCTCCGTGCTGAGTATTTCTGGCAGTTGAGAAAGCGGTTCGAGGAAGGTAACATCTCCTTGGCCCCGCTAAAGAAAAGCCTTAGCAGACCAGACATGGTAAAGTTTGTGGAGCAAGTTTGTTCGATACGGTACGAGCATAACCCCAGCGGTAAGATAGCGATTTGGTCTAAAGAGAGAATGAGGCGAGAAGGATTGAAGTCTCCTGATCTTGCTGACGCACTTATGCTGGCGTTTGCCGATTACTTCCCTGAGATATGGAAGCCACCAGCGCAGACGGGGATGCAAAAGTGGAGCGAGAAGCTTGAGGGTCAACAGATACAGTTTGAAGACCCCTTTGAGGCTTTCGCTACAGACTTCCACAGCGGGGACTTTGGAGAAAGATACAGAACTGAATCGGAGGATAGAGAGGACGAAATGGTATGGAGCTAGTAATCGTGCAGTGGTTGTTTTGGGCATTTACGGCTGGCGTTTTTGCCGGGGGCCTTTTGCTTGGCTTCGGTTTCCTGCTTGGCAAGTTGCATAGTGTGAAGACAACCAAGCAAGTCAAGGATGAACCATTTGATCCAACACAAGAAGTTATGGACGACAAGTTCTTCGACGAGCAGTGGGACTCCGATACTGAGACTGAGCCAGTTGTTGATGGTGGTGAGTTTCCCAGCGATGAAATTCTAAAGGAACTTGACAAACTTCACAGACACAGTGAGTTCTAAGAGGTGATCAATGTTAAAAGAGATCGAAGCATTTAATGAGTTACAGGTGACTGAAAGTCCAGAAAGGCTGGACATAGTATGCACCATCTGCAAGGGAAGGGTAGGCTTCATAGTCCCGGCAGAGTGTGAGGTACCACTACGGGGAAACATGATACATCCCCACTTTGGTTGTGAGAATTGGCAGCTACCACTAGCCATGCACGGCCCACTTGAATTTGTATGCCCTCATGCGGCTGATCCTGAGGGTGATCAACATTTGTTCATAGATATTGTAGAGGGACATCACGAAGAAGCTGACACGTTCCTCTCCGACGAGCATAAACCATACCGGATAGCACCTATTTCCGGTAAGTGTCCATGCGGCTGTGGGGGCAATGTTAGAGAAGGCAATAAGTATGCCGACAATCTACATTGTTACAGACGAGCGGTGGCACGACTAAAAGCGGAGATTGATGATGGCAGAACAAATTCCTAAGGTCGCACAGGCTGTGAAGAAGACTGCTAGTGGCGCTGTATCTACTAAGGAGAAGGAGAATCTTCAGCCCGAAGAGAAGGCGCTTACCACCTCTATCATCGCCCCAGAAGGCCATGAGAATGTGGGTCACTATTGCTTTTCAATCCTTGGTGAGGTGGTGGCAGATAAGGACAACAAGAAGCTGCCACAAAAATGGTTACGCAATTATGAGCTATACCGTGCCAAACATTGGAAGAGCCAAGGCAAAGCAAAACTCTCCACTGTTAACTTAATATGGAACTACATTACAAGAACTGTCAGTCTTCTTACTGATCAGAACCCGACCTTTGACATAATGGCCGAGAACGATAAAGTAGCCAGCATCATACATAAGGTAGCTAGGTACTGGTGGAACGAGACTGAGCAGCAAGCAGTCCTATCTGACTCAGTAACTATGTCAGAGATTAATGGATGTGTCGTTGAAAAGACAGTCTTCAACACTACACTCAATAACGGTATCGGGGAAGTTGAGACAATCACGGTTGACCCCCACAACTTTGGTTTCTGGCCCCTGGACGAGAAGAGGCAGGAGAAGTGCGAAGCTAACCTACACTACTACACGATACCAGTTAACCAGGCTAGACGTATGTGGCCTGACATGGCTGAATACATCACTTCAGACAAGCTCTGGCGTGACAAGCTTGGTGAGGGCAGACGAGAGATTTTCGGTGGTACCACAAGTTCCAAGGGGAGAGAAGCGGGTGACTTTGGTGTTGACCATGCTACCTACTCTGGCAATGTAGACTCTATCTCCAAGGTGATGGGCGGCAAGAGTGACGTACTAATTCTTGAGTTCTGGGTAAAGGACTTCACCAAAGTAGATGTCGAGGTATCGCCTGCCAGGATGGAAGTGGACGAAGTCACTGGTGAGATCGACATGGTCGAGGCCGTGACGGAAAAGCAGCCCATGTACCCCGGCAACATCAGGTGTATCACATGCTGTAACGGTGGGGACATCGTCCTAAGTGATAGGAAGAATCCCTCTATCAACGAATTACTAGAGCCTGAGTTGGCCTCCCAGACATACTTGTGGTCAAGGTTTCCATTCTACAAGGCTGAGTCAAATAGAGACATAGTCTCTCCGTGGGGCTTTAGCTCCATAGAGCAGCTTGAGATGATGAACTTTGAGATAGATAAGTGTCTCACCCAGTTGAACATAGTCAAGGACAAGGCTGTTCGGAGTCCTGTGATCAATCCGAGAAACGCCCAGGTGCCTAACAGTGCCTTCACTAACGCCCCAGCAAAGGTCATCAATCCCAAGGATCACGTTGTGGCAGCGGCTATTGGACACATGAAGCCCCCCGCTCCCCAGCGAGACATTGAGCAAATACTTGGAATATATAGGGAAATGTTCGACAAGATAGCCGGGATTTTTGACATGACTGATCCCTCCATTGCCAAGGGCCGTATGGCCTTCAAGACCGTGGCTACCATCATAGAGTCGATGCACACTATGCTGAGAGGAAAGATCAGGGGGTACGGTAAGATGATCAGAGAGAGGGGCCGCATGTGGCTCTCTCATGCACAGAACTTTTACACTGAGGAACGGATATTTTTCATTGAACGAGAGGGTGGGTCCACCGAGGCAGGACAGGTTATCGGTAAGGACATGATTATACCCCTACACTTCACCGTTGAGGCCGGGTCAACAATGCCCACCTCAAGGTTGCAACAGAGAGAGGAAGCTAAGGAGCTATTCAAGGATGGCGCTCTCGACATCAGGGAGCTTATGATCAGGCTAGATTGGCCCAATAAGGAAGAGGTTATTCACCGGATGGAGATGGGTCAGTTTGGTCAGCTACTGGAACGCCTTGAGGAATTGGGTGTTAATGAAGAGATCGTCGAGGCCGTCACCAAGATCGCTGAGATGGATGACCAGGAATATAATGCTGCACTCAATCAGATGAAGGAAGTGCAGGCCGACGCAACCAAGGGACAGTTACCGGGTGGTCCCGCTGAAAGGAGTCTTTAATGCCAGTCTATGATTATGGCTGTAAAGAATGTGACAACGTGATAGAGGTGTTTCATAAGATGGCCGAGCAGTACAGGAGCATGTGCATAGAGTGCAAGTCACCGATGCAGAAGCTCTTGTCTGATGGTTTTGTCAAGCGACAAGACTCTCCGTGGATTGACGAGTGTGCTAATGGGGCCATGAACGACCTTACCGAAGTGCGTAGGGGGAGACAGCCTCGCATACGGACGAGAGAGCAGGCTAGAGCCAAAATAAAGCACGATTACAGGGAACCCTACCCCAGGCCGGGAAGTGATAGCGAAGTGGCCGCAAACAAGCGGGTTGGCACCCTCAGACAGAGATACCTGGAAAGGTATTAAAGGAGGATACCATGGCACAGAAACAGTACGGGATCATACCCCACGACACAAGTCAAGTTGGCTACGGCCAAGACACTCCGGTTGTGGACCATGAGGCAATGAAGGCAGCAATGGTGGACAAGATTGAGAGGCACCGGAAGAGGAAGAAGAAAAAGAAGGGTGTTGTCAAGGATGTCAAGGAAACCGTTAGCAATATCCGGAAGAGGCAAGAAGCTTTAGCCGAAGCCTCTAAATAATAAACCTTTACAAGGAGAGTACACATGAGTAGCGAGACAGTTAATGATGACGTTAACGCTGACGACGTGGTAGATAACGTGACGGACGACCACGACGCTGGACTTGGCACGTCTGCCGAGGACATGGAAACCCACAACCCCGACATGGCTGACTTTGATAAGGCAATAGAAACCATGGATGCCGCTGATGATGAAGATGATGACTCGTCCGGAGGGACGGAAAAAACTGACGATTCTGGCACATCTGACGATGACGCTTCGGGAGCCAAAAAGGACGACGACAAGGACGACGACAAGGACGAACCCCGAATACCTCGTACCAGATTGAACGAGGAAATTCAGAAGGGTAAGGACTTGACAGCAGCCCACCATGAGAAAGAACTAATATGGGCTAGGCAAGAGGCTATTTTTGAGGGACGGCTTGCCGCTCTTGAGAAGCCTGCGGAAGCTGCCGCACCTGTCGCTGACCCCTTGGATGACATCCTTAAAGGCGAACCTCAGGAAGTCCTTGATTCGTTTACTTCTGATCCTACTGGTTTTGTCAATATGATCAAGGCAGCTACCAGGGCCGAGACTACTATGGACATTAACACCAGGAGGGAAGAGGAAGCGTATCACCAAGCCTTGAACTCTGGGCTGAAGAAATTCGGTGATGACCACGAAGACTTCATGCCTAACGCAGAACGGCTGGTTGCTGTTATGGATGCAGACCCACTCCACAACATTATCTCAGCTTACGCCTACGAGATCGAAATTCCCCTTCTCAAGTCGCAGATTGTAGATGCGACAAAGGGTATGGAGGACAAAGTCACAGAGGCGAAGGCCGAAGGGATTGTTGAGGGTAAGAAATTGGCTATTAAGGAGATTCAAGCCAAGGGCAATGCTACTGTACTGGATGGCTCTTCAGCCAGTCAGAGCGGTGGTAAGGCTAACGTCGGTCTGGAAACAGGTGGCGATGGCACGGCTCTCCGTGAGCAACTTACTAAAGAACTCTTAGCTAAACGTGCTGCAACGGGTTAGAATTAATCCACGCAGGGCGTGGAGGGAATACTAATGGCATTAACAAGAACAGAACTTGAGAGCATCACCAGGTCATATTTTATGGCTGACAAGGGTGCTGCGTTCGACCAGTTCTTCGGATCAAATTATCTGCTCCGCAAGGGTGTGAAGAGTCCTCTTCGCAAGCCTTCAGGTGGTAAGGATATTAAGGTTCCTTTGAGCTATGACCGGATGCTTGGTGGGTCTTTTTACGGGGCCGACCAGTTGGACACCAGTCACCAGACCATCATGAACTCTGCCATATTCAACTGGCGAAACTATTACATCAACGTCACCATCACTTGGGATGAAGAGCTTGAGAATAACGGTCCTGAGGAAGAGGTTGATATGGTGGTTAGCAAGTTGGGTGCTGGTCAGAAATCCATGGAAGAGGACCAAGCCGACGGCCTGTATAGCGACGGTACTGGTAACTCTGCCAAGGACCTTGATGGCCTCCTGGCTCTTTTTGGCTCCACTACTTCCGTGAAATATGGTGACATCGCTGAAGACGACATGGCAGTTTGGAAGGCTAACACTAGCTCCACTTCAACTCCGATTACCTCAGCCGCTCTTAGGGCTGGACGTACCGCAGTGAAGATCGGGGACGGTGCGAAAGACAAGCCTGACATGATCATCCTTAGTGATACCATTAACGATGCGTGGCTGAATCAGTTGCAGGCCGCACAGCGTATGGAGTCACCTCAGGCTG